CCATACCTGGTAGAAATACTTGGTGTATCTCGTAACAGTCACAGCTTGGAGGCGGAGTATACGTTGGTTTCGGCTTTTCCTTTTCACAGCTTAATAGTGAAATGATCCCTACGATTGCAAGGATGTAAGTAATGTACGGCATTAGAACTATTCCTGCCCAGTACAATTCTCTTAGTGAGTTATTTATTTTCTTTTTCATATTCGTTATATACTTTTCTTAAATCAGACATTCTTTCTTTCCAACATTGAGTGCAAGAAGACATTGTTTCTTTCTTGTTAAATACTCTATTGTATATCTTTAGTAGTGTGTCTTGGTCTTTGATGCTTAAGGTATTCGTCTTTTGGTATTTTCCTAACGTGTTATACTCTTCTTCCGTTAGACATTCTACATATCTAAACCACTTATTTAGCTTTTGTTTGCGGTCATCACATCCGCAGTCATCACCAAACAAAGTCTTAACCACTTTCTTAATACCTGTTGCTTCGGTAATCTTTTCTACCGTGTCGCCTAGACCTAAAGATACTTTGCCCTCAGTCTTTTCTATCTCAGCCTGTAAAATTATTTCGGCATCGTGTTTCTGTGGGTCGTACTCTAGCGCAGCTTTGTGTTTCTTCGCTGCTTCCATTTCGACTTTAGTTCTTCTTTGTCTTTTCGCCATTGTTTAGATCGTTTAACATTAGTTCAATATGAATTATTCTCTCTAGCCAAAACTTAGCGTCATGCAAGTTTCCGCCTTCTTTTAGCACCGTGTAATAAGCAGCGGCTGCTATGTCTTTTTGATTGCTTAGGTATGCTTTAAGTGTTTTCATTTAGTTATATTGATATAAGATGTTTTTAGTGTCCGTGATTTCGTATTCAAAGTGTTGCGTTTGAGCCTCGCCACAGCTTAACATATAAGTCAAGAAGATGCCGTTGTAAACGTAGTATGTAACCATGCGCTCACATTGCTCTGGGTCGTGTCGTAAATAGACCATTTGCCCAATGCTGTACTTTGCTTTAAATCCTATCGAAATCCCCATTGCAATAATCTTGAAAGTCTTCACCTAGTTCCTGATTTAGTCTTGCTCTACAATTCTTAATAGTATTGAAAATAGATGTTAGGCTTATATTGGTTTCTTTTTCTATGTCTCTCATGCTCATGTCCGTGTTTACGTATAACCTGAACAACTTTCTGTCATACCAATCCCAACTATCTATTTCCTGTTCGGCTTTCTGTATTATTAACTCATAACCGTGTTGCTCTTCAATGTCTGAAACTATGTCGTAACATTCAAACCCGTCTCCTATTCTTACCTTTTCAATTTTCTTCTTATCTGAATTGTAAAGGTGGAACATATTCCTTAAAGTAACATACACATAGAACTTATTAACGTGTCCGTGTTCATCTATAAACTTAGATTCGTTAGAGTATTTATGAAGCCTGAGATACATCTCTTGTACTAAGTCCTCAGACAACTCGCCAACTCCCCAAGAACGGACAACAGATACCCATTCTTTGTGATGCTTCGCTACTTTAGTTAACCATTCCACTTGATTAATTTTTTTGTCAAATATAATATTATTTTTTAATCTAATTGTATTTCATCTTTATTGCGTGTATTTTTTTTCTTCTCACCTCCTGATCTACACCTTCACCTAAACTCTTTTGTTTCTTGTGTCTTCGGTAATTATATAAGTACCTGGAGCAATAGCCTAACTTATGTCCGTTTTTTAGTAGGTATAGATTAAAGTCGTATTCTTCCGCACAGTCTAAAGACTCATCAAACATTCTATCCTTAAAGCATTCACGCCTATACATTAACGTACCACCGTGGATAACGTTGTTTAATATCATTTGGTCAAACGAAGGATTAGAACGCTTTGGTTTTTGCGTTTCTATATTCCCGTTAATATGGTTTAAAGCATCCCCATGTATGAAGTCAAAGTCTCTAATTGCCTTAACGCTGTCGGCTATTGAATTAGGCGTTAACCAATCGTCTTCACATAGGTATTTAATTAAACCCCCTGTGCTTCTCTCTATGCCTCTATTCAGGTTATACGCTACACCGTTATTGCTTTGGCTTATTATTAGTTCGATCTCACCTTTGTAAGTCTGAGCGTGAACGCTTTCAATAGCTTCGTTAAGCCATCCCCTGTCTACGCTGTATGGAATGATAATGCTTACCTTTGGGTATAACATAACAAATAGACTTTAGGTGAAATTAATTCTTTATGTGTGCAGTCCATACCCTCAAACGCTTTCTCAAAGTGTTCTAACTCTAACCTGAACGTGTGATATTGGTCGGGGTCTATTCCTATTCCCGTAAGAATGATAATGTTATTCTTTGCAATCTTACGCATATTCTCACACGCCTTGTAGAAGTCTCTGCAGTTATCCAAAACAGCAAAAGCACAAACAGTATCTACTGAGTAGTCTAAAACTTTATCGTCTTCAATGGCTAGTTCTACCGTGTTTTCAACTATTGGAAAAGCATCTACACCAATATACTCCACGCTCTCAGGTAGACATTGCTTTAAGAATTGACCACCGCAACCAACGTCTAATACGCTGTTACCGAAACCGCACTTAGTAATGTGGCTTTTATAGTCCCTTACTGCATTGTCAAGTCTGGCGTTATCGTCATTAGATGCCCTTTGTTTTCTTCTAATGTTTAGATTCTCAGTTGCCCTTACCCAATCTTTAATACTTGCTTTCATAAATTAAATCTTTAATCCGTGTTCCTGTTGATGTTATACTATGTCTGTCGTAAAAGTCTTTGTGCATTATCTCTTTAGATGCTTCAAAGGTTTCTCTGTCGTGTAATGTAGTGATCGTGTTTATGAAGTTTTCCTCCGTATTCGGAGTTAAGAAAGGTTGACCGCCATAAACATCTTCGTATGCTGAACGGTTAATATTATTAGTCACAACTAAACAACCCATTGCCGTAGCTTCAAAAGCACTAACGCCAAAACACCCGTAAGGATTCCCAGTCTGTGTAGGTGCAAACAACTCCACATAGATATGACACTCAGATACTCGTTTAAGATTCTCTTCGTGCGTTACTTTCTCTTTGCTTATTCTTAACTCAAAATCGTTTTTAAACGGCTCTAGCATCTCTATTATTCTATCCGTACCCTTTGTGTCAGGTTGGCTGGGATAATGCCCTACAATCAGTTTACCTGTTGTGTCCTTTGGTTTAGGTTTCAATGTGGTGTGTGGTGCTAAATAGTTAAATGTAGGGTTATGTAATAAGAACTCGCATTGGTCTGTTATTATCTTACGCCCCTTAAATAACTGATCGTACTTCTTTTTGTAATTTCTGTACCGTGTTCCCGTATGGTAGATAACAACATTGGGGTGGTCTTGAACGATGTAAAACAAAGACTCGTCTGAGTGGAATAACTGGATAACATCAAAGTTGCGGTAATTCTCTTTAATCCATCTAGACGTTCTTATGTGGCTTTCAGTCTTGTACTTAAATACGTGCGGGTGTATCTTTACGTCTAAACAATAAACACCAACACTTAATAAAGCATTGGCATTCTCATGCGACATATTACTGAAATCGTGTGTAGCTATGTTTAATACTTTCATAATATGAGTTTAAAGAAGTAATACCAAAAGCCTAAACAAAAGGCTGTAATTAATAAATAAACTGTTCGTGTTTTCATTTCTATTTAAGTTAAGTCCTAATTTTTACCACATATCTAATAACAAAGTGCAAACGCCATTTTAACGAGCGTCTGCACTACTGTTAGCGGTAATGCTAAAAACCGCACCTCCGACAGGCAATCTCATAATAATTAGCTTCCTTTTCTATGCCGATAAATTTTCGGTTGAGTTCTTTGGCTGCTAAACAAGTCGTTCCGCTTCCCATCGTGTTGTCTAATACCATATCATTTTCAAGTGAATATTGCTCAATAAACCACTTCATTAAATCAATAGGTTTTACTGTTGGGTGCAAATTACCCTTTCCGCTTGGGTTTGGTATTTCTAAAACACTTTTTGGATAGTTGCCTTTTGTAGATATTTTATGATTTTTGTATTGTCCGTAAACTCTACCTTCCATATCAACATCTCTTCCAGTCTTAAACTCCCCATCAATTAGACCTTGTGGGTAATAGTTTGGAAATCCGTTTTTACAAAATACCAAAATATCCTCGTGTTTTTTCATTGGCTTCTTTTTTGCATCCAAGTGTCCAGTTGCTTTTGTTTTCACCCAAACCAAAGAATATTTAAAGTGGTTTATGTTACTTGCAGTCAATATCGTTGTAAATGGTTGGGAAGCAGTAAAAATCATTGCTCCTTTGTCTGTAATAATTCTTTCGTATTGTTTCCAAAGTTCATCTAAAGGTAAAACACTATCCCATTTACATTGTGTCGTTCCATAAGGTAAATCAGCCAAAATTAACTGAACCGATTTATCGGGTATCAAAGGCATAATATCCAAGCAATCGCCTTGAAACAAAGCACTACCGCTAACATCGGCTATATGCAATAGCGGTGTTTGTGCGTTATTCAACATTTGTTCTACTATCATATTTTATCTATTATTTAAAGTTTTGTGTTTCAAATCCGCTACTGCACATAGCCGTAGCCGTTATGTGCAAGTGCTACCATAGTGCTGTTTGACGAGTTTGTTCTTCAAATCGTTTGCACGCCTTTTCGTAATATTCATCGTCAATTTCATACCCTATAAGTTTTCGTTTCATTTTGTGGCAAGCTATGGCTATACTTCCACTTCCTAAATGGGTATCTAAAATCAAATCGCCTTCGTTTGTAAAATGTTCTAATATCCATTCGTATAGTTTTATTGGTTTTTGGGTCGGGTGTATAGTAGTATAGTTACCGCATCCAATTCCTTTAAAAATATGACCCCTATACATTCTTACTGGCTTATCTAAACTTGTCCAAGCTAATTCAGCATCAGCCATTGAGTTAGTTCCGTTTTGCTTATCCCAAACCAAAAAACAACGAGCATTTTCTAAATAGTTTATAAAATAATTCCCACCCCAAATGATTTGATTTTTAGATACCCTTCGCAATTCTACAAAATATTCCTTCGGTGGTATTGCATTGTCCCAATCCTTCGTTTTATGCTTTATATTTACATCATTTGAAGTTCCTTTGTATAATTGCTTTGCTGCACCAATTCCGTAAGGTGGGTCTACAATAGCAATATCAAAGTAATTATCGCCATAGCTTTTTAAGGCTTGCAAACTATCCCCGTGTATTAATGAAATTCCGTCCTTTGAAACCGCACCAGCACATAACACGGGTTTGGCAAAATGCGGGGTTTCGTCTTTCAATTTATCTTCTGTATTTATCATAAACTTTTGTCTTTCAATTAAACTTTTGTGCTGTTAAGCCCGCACTTCGCCAAGCCCGAAAACGTTATAAGTCAGTTTGCTGATTTTCTTTTACCATTTTCTTTACACAATCCATACAAAGTTCATGAGTTTCTTTTTGTTCATCACATGAAACGCAAACCGATTTTATAACAGTAGGTTGAGGCAATTCATCGCTCCATAAATCATGAATTTGTTCGCCCGAAATTCTATCGTAAATATGGTAATTGTCATAATTACTTTTGTTGTTTTCAATAAAACTTCTAACATCTTCTATGTCGTTAAAAGTTCCTATTAAATCATTTATACCTCCTAATGGGTAGTAAACGTCATACTGAAAAATTAAATATCTAAAATCCATAATATATTTTTTTTATTTTAAACTGCCTCAACCTACATACCGTTACATCAATTCGTCAGGATTGATATTGTATTCCTCAAGCAGTTCATTGATTCTTTCCCATGCAGGATGATAATCATAATTAGTATCCTTGAATACCCTCCATCCGTTGTGCTTCAGCTCCCAGATGAAAGCTGCCATGTCAGATGCTTTGGCAAGTTGGATTATTTCTTTCGGGTCTTCAGTTTCAAATGTTGCTTTCATATCCGTGTTTAATTTTCAAGAATCCATTCTACCAACTCAGGATATTCATTCAGCTTATCCGATAGGTTGTATAGATACATTTGATCTACTTGTTTACAGATAACACCGTCGCCATCGCAAGACGGACATACCGTGTTTTCGCTGACATCTCCTGTTATCGTTTCGTAACCGCCTTCTCCTTTACACTCAGGGCAGGTTAGTTCTAAAAATAGTTTCATTATTCATTCGGATTTAGTCGTTCAAAATTCCAGTCTTTTAAGAATAGGTACATAAACCAATCTTTTTTCCTTCTGCCTATTCGGTAGGCTCTAAGGTCTTTCTGCTTTCTTCTCATAGTCTTTTATTTTTTGTTTGTACAATATTACGATTTCTTTTAATTCGTCAATACTAAATTTCCGTGTTTTTTTAGCGTAAAATTCTAACCAAAAAAATTCATCTTCTCCTATTCTTTCAATCAAACATTTTCGGTACTCTATTAAATTCCCGTGCTTGTGTTGGTTGCAAGTCACGCATTGTCCGTGAACATTACTCTCAAAAAATCTAACATTCCAATGGTTATTAGCGTTGTAGAAATGTCCTGCGTCAAATTTAGAAGTAAGTGGTTTGCCGCAACTTATACAACCTTTGTCTTTGTCTCGGAGTCGGATGTACTTATTAAACGTCTGCTGTGCTATCTTAATCCAATCTTGAACAGTCATTAACTCTTCTTTCTTCTTGGCTTTCTTTTTCTTCCATTCTTTTTCAACAGCTTGTCTTACCATAACACGGATGCACTCATCTTTCTGACAGTATCTTTCCAGAGTAGTTTTGATGGGAGTAAATGGTTCTTTGCAGTTTTTACAACGCTTCATATCTCTAAAAAATTATTTCGTTGTCTTAATCTCAAATTCTCTTCAGTTAACTCAGCTACTTTTTTGTTTAACTGTCTTATCTGATACTCTCTTTCGTTCCATACTCCGATAGCGTACTTTAGGTTTTGTTCGTGTTTTCGCATCGGTTCTATTAAGTCTAATCTACTTGGATGCTTTTCCTCTATCTCAGCTACGGAAAGACGGATAGAATTTAACAACGCTTGTAGGTTGACTTCTGCTATTAGTGTGTCTGGTTTCATCTTGTCCGTGTTTTAAAACGGTAACCCGTCATCAAAGTTAGTATTTTGTGTTAATGGTTTGTAGAAATTGTCGTATTCATTTCCAAGTATTTTAGAAGTCCGTGTTTCTCCACGTGGTGCGGCGTATATTTTAGCCTGTCCACTTGAAATTAAATCAATGTCGTAATACGTCAAGGTGTTTAAATCAAATCTCAGTTCGCACTTTCCAACCTTACCAACCGAACGAGGCTTAATCTTGTTAAAATGAATCTCAGCTATATTCTCTTCAATTATCGGACGGTGAACCGTTATCATACATTTACCGGAGTTAAACCATTCAGAGCCTCCTTTCAAGTCGTAAGGTGTCGGAGTGGATCGTTTGCCGTTTTCCTTTTCAGTTAGTTTAGGATGTATAATAGTATGCAAGTGCAAATTGTGTTCTTCCGCTATGTGATTACGATAAGGCAAAGCATATTCTAAATAGGTGGCATAACCCCCGTATTTCTCGTAGTCGTGAAACATATCTTTCCAACTGTCAATACTTGCCGTGTGTAGTCCTTCTATTTTCTTTAACTCCACGGCGTAATCCCAAAACTCCATTGGTGTCATTTTCGCCTTTACATCCGTTCTCGTTAAGACCTTAAAGTGCTTAGTTATCCAATCAATTTCACGTTCAATCTCTGAGTTTTTAATAGCGTTTGGTTTTTTAGGGTCAAAAGACTTACTCGTCTTTTTCTGAATGAAGTCGGCTATTATCTCCACATTATTTCCAACGTCTGGGAAGTAAATCAAATGCTTCCATCCGTAATAAATCGAAGTGTTTAACAGTAGTTCCATAAGCACCTGTGTTTTACCCGACATCGGGAAACCCGTCCAATCTGTACAATTTCCCAACTGCATAGAGTAGAACTCATCTATCTTCTCAAACCCTAAATAAACACCTTTCTCGTGGTAGTTATCTCGATAGTTAAACAGGCTATTTAGTACATCCTGCGGTTCTGTTACTTTAAATCCGTTCATCTGTTCCAAGCAAATGTAAACTCTTGTTCCGAGTTTGGTTCATATTGGTTTAAATACTTTTGAAAGTTTTCATTACGAAGGTAGTGAGAAGGATTACACATTTTGTTGTTTATGACCCATTCACTTTTATTCATTGATATAAATGCTTTTTCCCAATCGTGATTTTCAAACTCCAATTCTTTAAGTTTAGTAAGGTTGTTTATGTCTGTTGGTGATAGCTTCTTAAACTTACCCTCCTTTCCGTTATGCTTTAACATCATTTTATTAAACCACAAAATAAACCCATCAACGTTTACACCTTCCTGTTTATTTGTTATTTGGTTATTAGGTTTATCTATGACTACAATGCTATTGACTTGCTTTTGTGTGTGCGATTGCGTTGCTTTTGCAAGTGCTTTTGTATTTGCTTTTGTATTTTTTACAATGGCAATTATACATGATGAGTATTGATTCTTTGACTTTTCAAGCATATCAATAAAGCCCCATTCTACCAATTCATTTAATGCTTTAGAATAAGTTCTCCAATTCTTAATACCAACAGCATCCATAGCCATCTGTGTGGGAAACCCAAATTTACTTTTCCATCCAAGTCTGTTACAATGTTCTATTGAAAACATATATATCGATACGTGGTTTGGAGTCACTTTCTCTGGGTTCTCAAAACACCAATCAAAAAAGTTTCTGCTTAGTTCATAGCTGTTCATATGACTCAATTTTTTTATTTAAAAAATCAAGCATAGCAGCCTCATCTTTATTTTGCATTAAATAATGTATGCCCGAATATACGGTAAGCCTTCCCAAAAGTGTGCAATACAACTCATAGTATAGTTCTTTTGGTAACTCATACTTCTCTAATGCCAACACAATATATGTTGAAGGCAAATCTTTAATTTTAACTCCCTTGTATTTACCAAAGGGAAACACTAAATACTCCATAATAAATAATAAATAATTTTAAAACAAAGCCCCGACTAACTTTCACGGCTTCCACCTCGCTACTCGCCAATCAGGGCAAACTAAATTTCTATGGTTCTATAATGTGGAAGCGAACCTGTATGCAAATATAGACGAAATTTTCTTCGTTTAGTTGTCTGTGTTGATTAATTTTTAATCTTTTTCTTTTGTGTAAAATCCATTTCGTCTATTCCGTGCCAGATTACTTCTATGTGGTTGTATTCTCTCACGTGTTCGTCTTTCCATCGTTGAAGTTTGGCTTTCTTTTCGTCTTCAGATTCGTAGCTAAACACGGAGAAAGACCAACGGTGATTTAGTTTGAAGACTATTTTGTACCAAGTTTTCATTTGTGTTCGTTTTTAGGTACAATCCAACAACCGTCTTCTTCAATGCCAAAAATAATCAGTTTAGTCTTCTTGTCAAAGTCACCGAATGAAAGGTATTTCTTCTTCAGTTCTTTCTTTAGTTTTCTTGGAATGCGCTTCTTCATAGCTTTAAAAACACGGTTAACCTCCACCGTAAGGTTTGGTTAGTTAAAATGGAAGTCCGTCTTTATCTTCTTTGTTATCCGTCTTTTTATACGGCTCTGAAATAGACACGCTAAAGAACTGTTCTCCTTTCTGTGAGGTCTTAACCCAAAGACTGATTTCTTTCTCTACTCCGTCAACGTTGATCGTTCCTCGGTAGTCTGGATGCGTTTCTTTTTCTTTCTTGTTGTTCTTAAAGATTGCACCTCGATTTGTGTTGTCAAATGTACTCATTGATTTATTTGATTTGTGACGCATTATTTTACGTCTGGTTAATACTTACTATTACTTAGCGGTTAATCGTTGCTTAAATCGATTCTATCGCCTAATTCTGATAGGTATAAGTCTATTACTCGTTTCGTCTTTTCTAAGTCAGAATGAAATTGACCCTTTTTTCGGCATCTTACTATTCGTTTTATTATATCGAATTCATAAGAATTAAGTCCGTGTACTTCTGCAAAGTAATAAAGGCTTCCGTGTGTGTTGTCGTAGTGACCGTCTATTTTACAACTCATATCCTTTCAATTATTTGTTGGTAATACTTTCTTGCTTCTTCTACTTTTTCGTAGATTGAGTTTATAGCTTGTTCGTCTTTTTCTACCAAGAACGCTTTAACTCGTTTCGGTTCTGGGATGTGGCTAAATTCGTGTTGCTGTCGTACTTCATTCTCAGTAGCTTCAGAAACTTCTAATTCCTTCTTTGCCCAACTTGCCCGTCTTATTTCGTCTTGAACGATGTCTAGCGGGGTGTCAATTAGGCAATATGAAACGATTGCACTTTGTTTGCCAGTTAACGCCATATATCCCTGCATTTGCCAAAAGTAGTCCTTGTTTGGCAGTTCATCGTCAAACATCGGAAACGTAAACAAGTCCCAAGACGATTTTACGTCTACAATTAAAGTGTCCGTTATTACGTCAGGAGTACCGCAGATGAATTCGTTTTCAAAGTACTCATCGTTTTTAACTACAAAACCAAGTTCTAAAACACGGTCACAAAGTTGAATTGCCTCATCTTCTACAATTAACCCTTTGTCAATGTAACGGGAGTTAATCGTTTTCTTAATGCCGTATTTGTGTTCAAGTGCTAGTTCCTGAATGTAAGTCTTTGCTGTTTGAGATAAGACCTCCCCTTTACTACGGGAGGAAGTCATTATCTTGCCTATTGCTGATGCTCTTATTTTCATAGTCCTTTTTTTATGTTTATTAGTTCTTGTAAATCTTCTTCACTTAACTTATTGTACACTTCATATAGTCTGTTTCTGTATCTTGGTGGCTCGTGTTTAAATCGTCTTTCTTTTTCACTTAAACCAAGGTGTCGATACATTGCCGTGTCTAACAGAGTTAGTTCGTTTATTAACTTGTCTTTCATAACAACATCAACGCTTTAGTTTGTAACTCAGTTAATTCATAACCGCTTAATGCTTTCTTAAATGCCTCTGCTGTCATTTCACCTTTTTCTACCTTGGTAAGTCCAGCTTCAAAACGATCTTGTGAGATAGTTGGTTTCTGTGTTTTGATAGTCGCACTCGCCGTGTTTGCATCGTCGTCTTCAGCTTGTAGGCTTAGAAGTGATTGCAAAGTATAACGTCTAAAGTAAGTAACAGCAGAACCTATCTTTTGCGGGTCTGTGATTTGTGGAAGTTCCATCCAACTATCCACGCTTTGTCCAGTTTCGCAGTCGATAATCTTAGTAACAACTTTCCCGTCCATTACAGGCTGCATTAAAATTAGATTATACTTCAACAGAACAGGCTCTACCGCTTCAATGATCGCGTTAATGTCGGCGTAGTTGTTTTTGAAATGCGGGTTCTTAGCGTTCTTCTTTACCGCTTCGATTTCCTGTTTAGCTTTCCATAGCTTAAACCAAATAGTCTGTGGCTTTGGAATACAATCCTCAAACTTTTCGTTTAGTTGAGGGTAGCTTTTTTCTTCTTTTTTCATGTTACTTTGTTTTTAAGTGTTTACAAATATAGGTAATTATTCACATCCTTTTACAATTTCCGCTTTAATTTTTTTTAGTTCCCGCATACTGGTAACGCCTAAGATTCTAAATTCTAACGGTGAAAACTTCTTTACTTTCGCCTCTTCTAGTTCTCCGA